ACCCGCTCAAGGATGCAACCGCCGCCAAGCTGCTCAAGGAAATGGGCATAGAGAACGAAATTGACCTCGCTGCCAGCCGTGGGCGCGACTACGAAGAAAACGTGGAAAAGCAGGCCCGCGCCAAGGAAATGCGCAAGCGCAAAGGTCTGGATACGGAACAGGAGGCAACCCCCAATGCTTAGACCGAAGAAGGGCGAAGGCAAGCAGGCGTTCATGAAGCGCGCTGTCAGCGAGCTGATGAAACAGGGCAAGAAGGAGGCCGAGGCCATGGCAGAGGCTGCCCGCCTGTGGAACGCCGCCAACCTTTCCGCCGAAGAGGCCGGGGGTTTTACCCTTTCCTCTGTCGGCCCTGTGCGGCTGGCGGACAGTGACGGCGAAGACAAGCCCCGCCGGTTCTCCATTCTCGCCAACACGGGCGGCGTCAATGACCTTGGGTATTACCGGTTCATACTCAACATGAGCGGGTGCAAGTATCACGACAAGTTCCCCGCCCTGTATGAGCATGGCCGTCAGCAGATTGTCGGTTTCCACGACACTGTGAAGGTAACCAAGGAAGGTCTGTTCCTGTCCGGCCAGTTCGTGGGAACCGACATTGCTCAGAATATTATCAAGCTCGCTGATGAGGGGTACCCGTGGCAGTCGTCCGTTGGAGTTCGGGCGTTGCAGACGCGCTTCCTCAAGGCTGGCGAAAAGGCAACCGTAAACGGCCAGAAGTTCGAAGGGCCGTTGGAAATTTGGGAAGAGTGGAAGCTTCAGGAAAATTCCTTCTGCTCGCTCGGCGTTGACGATGAAACGGCGGCAATTGTGATGAGCCGCGAAAACCATAACCCGGAGGGTACCATGAAGTACTCGGTAGAATTGAAACTGGCTCTTGGTCTTGCCGCCGACGCCACTGACGACGAAGTGCGGGCCAAGCTTGCCGCCATGAAGCTGGCAGAAGATGCCACCGAAGCACAGGTGTTTGCGCACCTGCTGGCGCAGAAGGCCAAGCAGGAACCGGACAAGGGCGGCAAAGAACTGAGCCAGCCCGGCAACCCCGCACAGCCTGCACACCCCGGCACCACCGCCCCTGCTGATCTGTCCGCAGAGGTTGCGCGTCAGTTGGCCGTGGAAAAGGAACGTGCCAGCGGCATCATGGGTCTGACCGTCAAGCTGGGTCTGTCCAAGGAATGGGCCTATGCCGTTATCGACAAGGGAACCAGCCTTGCCGATGCCCGCGCGCTGGCCATTGAAGAAGCCACCAAGACCAACAGCCCGTTCGGGGCAGGTCGCCTTTCTGAAGGAGCCTCCGACAGCGACAAGTTCCGCAAGCTGGCATCCGAAGGTATCGGCCTGCGCTTCGGCATGGGTGATGCTTCCAAGGCAGACAACGAAACCATGCAGTTCAGCCGCATGGGGCTGCTTTCTCTCGCTTCTTTCTGCCTGCAGCGCGGCGGTCTGAACCCCGCGCTGATGGGTAAGGAAGAGATTGCCCGCAAGGTGCTTTCCCGCTCTTTCAACCTCGCAGGCTCCACTAGCGACTTCAAGAACATCATGATGGACGTTGCCAACAAGCGTATGCTGGAAAGCTTCGGCACTGTGGAAGAAACTTGGCGCACCTTCTGCGATGTTGTCACCGCCTCCGACTTCAAGGACATGCACGGCGTTTCTCTGGACGGCGCGCCCGAACTGCTGCCCGTTCCGGAAAGCGGTGAATACAAGTCCGCTGCCCTTTCCGACGGCAAGGAAAGCTACCGCATCGGGAAATACGGTCGCATCATCCCCCTGACGTGGGAAGCCATCGTCAACGACGACATGCGCGCCTTCATGAAGATTCCCGGCATGTTCGGTTCCGCTGCGGCCCGTCTGGTTCTGGATATTGTCTACGGCCTGCTGAAGAGCAACCCCGTTCTGGGTGACGGCAAGGCCCTGTTCCATGTGGACCGTGGCAACATTGCCACCGGTTCCGATATCGGACGCGTGACCATGGGAACCATGAAGGCTATGCGCAAGTCCATGGGTACCCGTACTGACCGCAGCGGCAATCTGGTCAAGGTTACCCCCTCCACCCTGATCATTTCCGTTGATCAGGCCACCGACGTGGACGTGCTGCTCACCTCTGCCGCAAACCCCGAAGGCACCAACAGCGGCGTCAACAACCCCTTCCGTAACGCATTCATGCCCGTTTCCGACCCGCACGTTGACGAGATCCACGACAACGCGTGGTTCGCGTTCGCGAAGCCCGGTCAGTACGACGGCATTGAAGTGGCCTTCCTTGACGGTAAGCAGCAGCCCGAACTGACTGAGGAAGAATCTTTCGATTCCGATTCCATCCGCTACAAGGGCCGCATCTGCTGCGGAGCAGGTGTGATGGGTACCCTTGGCTGCTACCATAACCCCGGCGCGTAACCCGAACGGGTAACGGCTGAATAAGGAGCTATCATCATGGCAAATAACCATGTTCAGGAAGGCAAAAAAATGAATTGGACCAACGGCGGCGCGGCTGCTGTTGTGTCCGGTCAGGCTGTGGTTGTCGGCACGCTGGTAGGCGTGGCCGAAACCGACATTGCCGTGGGCGAAGTAGGCGTGCTGGTTGTGGCGGAAGTCTGGTCCCTGCCCAAGGCCGCCGAGGCCATTACGCAGGGCGCAAAGCTCTATTGGGATGCCAACGGCAACCCCGTAGGCGGCGTGGCCGGTTCCGGCTGCCTGACCGCCACGGCCACCGACAACACCTATGCCGGTGTGGCCTTCGCGCCTGCGGCATCCGGTGACGCCACTGTGGATATCAAGCTTAACGCATAGTTCCTTCGCCTCCCGCACACAGGGGCCACCCGAATGGTGTGGCAGCCACCGGGTGGCCCCTGTACCACACAATCAACCCAAGCGAGGCCAGCATGATGGATACAGCCAGCCAGTACCTGAGACAGCTACTGGACTGCGGCAGCGGCAAGGGTCTGCTCTCGGCGCTCATCGGCTTTTTTGCTTCCGTGCTGGGCGGTGTGGGTCCGCTGCTGGGAACGCTGGTTGCGCTGTGGGCCATGGACTTCTTTCTCGGGTTCATGCGGGCGTGGTCCGAAAGCACCATATCCGTGTGCAAGATGCGCGCGGGCGTGGTGAAGGCTCTGCTCTACTTCGCCACCGTGCTGGTGATGGCCATCATGGATTACGCGCTCTCGCAGACCATTTCGTTTATCCACATTCCCGTTCGGGATTTTGTCTGCGTGTACCTGTGCCTGACTGAGAGCATCAGCTGTCTCGGGCATCTCAAATATTTCGGCGTACCCATTCCCGCATGGATAGCGACCCGCCTTGCAGGCTACCGCACCGCCATGGACGCCGGGCCTTCTTCCTCATCCGGAGGTAGCAAATGACCACCATGACCCCCGAATTTACCCGCGCCTATGCCGTGCTGATGGCCCATGAAGGCGGCTACAGCAACAACCCCAATGATCGGGGCGGCGAGACGTACAAGGGCATCAGCCGCAAGTATCATCCCGGCTGGCAGGGCTGGTCCATGATTGACGCTGCCAAGGCGCTGAGCGGATTCCCCGCCTGCCTTGAGGGCAACGCCCTGCTGCAGACGCTGGTGAAGAGTTTCTACAAGGGCACTTTCTGGGACCACTTCTATTGCGACAGCCTGCCCCCTGCGTTGGCCGTGGAGCTGTTTGAGCAGTCCGTAAATCTGGGGGTGGCCCGCACCACCAGGCACGTGCAGGAGGCATGCAACGCCCTGAACCGCAACGGCAGGCTGTATGCCGACCTGAAGGTTGACGGCCAGTTCGGGCGGCTCACCCTGCAGGCGCTGTCGTTTCTGGTGCATGGCGGCGATCTGGAAACGCTCATGACGGCCCTGAACGTGATGCAGGGGCGGCACTATCTCGCGGAGATGGCAGCCCATACCGAACAGGAAGAATTCGCACGCGGCTGGCTGAGCCGTGTGGAGCTGACTACGGACACACGGCGGCGGCACTGCTCCAATGCACAGGCCGCGTAACATAAACCCCCGAACGGAGGAAAACCACGTGAAGCGTTTTTACTGTTTCGTACTCGCGGTGGCCATCGCCTGTCTGATGGCGGTGAGCGTAACCGGCTGTGGCGGCACCGGCAGCAATCAGAATGCCACGGTGACTGCCGAGACGTTTGTAACCCAGAGCTACCTTGCCCTGCAGGATGTGGAATCTGCGCTGACCATTGCCACCAAGGGCGTGGGCGCAGCCTATCAGGCCGGGCAGATCAGCGAAGAGAAATTTCATGATCTGATCGACGGTATTGAGCTTGTGGATACCTGTTGGAACGAGGCCAGCAAGGCGCTGTTTGCTTACCGGATTGCGCTGGATACCGGCATGCCGCCCAACAAGGCCGCGTGGGATGCCGCATGGAAAACCCTGATCGAAAACCGCGACCGGCTTGTGCTGCTGCTCAAGGAGGTCCCTGCCCTTGCAGGGCTGCTTGCCTGACGCTGCTCAGATCAGAACCAACCCGCGCCGACATAACACCACAGGAGTAACACCATGCCCATAACCCCCGAATCCATTCTGCTGGCAAGATCCATTATCGATCTTGTGGCCGACGTAGGCCATGCCGCTGCGGACGCCTATGTGCGCCACAAGGAGCAGCGAGACGAACCCATTACCGCCGACGAAATCAACAGCATGATCAACGATCACAAGTCCACCCGCGAAATCCTCGCGGCCATGGGCATTGATTATTAGGCCCATACCTCCCCACGGCCCAAACGGTTGCGCCGGGTTTATCCCCGCTGCCCACAGTGACCCGGCGCAACCAACCCAACAACGCAGGCACACAGGAGAACGTCCATGCCCGAAAAGTATAATCCCGCAATTCTGAACGCGACCGGCAACAAGGTTGTCGAACTGGCAGATGCCGGAGCAGGCCCTGCCGTGCTGACCATTTATAACGGCACCCAGCCCGCAACCGGCGGGGGAGCGCCCACCGGATGCACGGCCCTTGCCGTGTTCCAGCTCGGTGATCCCATGGCACCCGCTGCTGTAAACGGCATTGTGACCGTGAATGCTATCCCCGCCGTGCTGCCCGCAGCCATTGGCACTGCCACGTGGGCGCGCCTGACGGACAGTGACGGAACGTGGGTTGCTGACCACACCGCAGGCGTGAGCACAGGCGTGGTGCGGATTCCTGCGATCACCAACCTTGATAATTCCGTGAAGATCACCAGCTACATTTTCACCCAGAACGCTGCATAGCGGGTTAGCCCATGCTCATACAGCGCAACGCCACAACCTATGAAGCCGCAGGGCTGCCCGCGACCGTTGTTATCGGCGGTCGCGATGAAGCCCGTGTGCTGCCGAACACGAATATTTCGTTCCCGTGCGGCAGCGGTACAGAACGGTATTGGCTCAACCTCAACCGCACCGGCGCGCCTGCGTGCTCTGCGATTGCGGCCGAGCCGACAACCAACGGCATTATTACCGAGGTTGGCGATGCGTTTTCGTTTGATGCGCAGGGGCGGTTGAAATGGGATGTGGTGTTTGCTGCGCACCCCGGCGTGTACGCTTGGGAATGGTCTGTTAAGCACAGCCCCGGCGTGACATTTCACCACCAGCCCGAGCTGACTGCGGAAGAAATAGCAGAGGGCCATATACGGTCTGCTGACGTTGTGGGCAGCTATGCTGTCTACGGCGACCGTTCCGGCCGGTTTGTCGGCCGCGACGGCACTGTGCTGGCTGACTATGGCACGGGAAAGCTCTGCCACATCTACAGGCCCTTGTTCATCGACGCGAACGGGCGAGAGGCGTATGGCACGCTGGATATTACCGACGGCATTATGACCGTGGGCATGGATGCTGCGTGGATGGATTCGGCTGCGTATCCGGTGCGGCTTGATCCGACGCTCGGGTACGAGGCGACCGGTGCCTCTGCCATTCCGCTGGCAAACTCGCAGCATGCCAACTGGGCATACGACGAAACGATTGCCGCCGACATAACCCTGCAGAGTGGCCACATCTATTGCGGGTCGCTCTCCGGCGGCATAGGCGCGTTTGTTATCGGCCTGTATTCCAAGGGCGCCACGCTTGCGGCGTCTGCGCTGCTGGCATCGTCCGGCAGCATTGCGCTGGGGAGCGGCTCGGAATTCACGTGGCGGTCTGCGTCGATGCCCGGATCTGTCGCGGCCAACACTCCGATGGTGATCTCATGCCTTGAAACCAACACCGACGGTTCGGTTCGGTCCCAGTATGACACAGTGTCGTGGGGCAGCGGGAAGTCTGGATCAAATGCCACGGGGGCCATGTTGCCGACGCTGTCGGGCCTGTCTGACAACAGCCGCCAGCTGTCCATGTACGTCACCTACGAGGTGGCACAGGCAGAAACGATTGAGGCCACCGTGGCCGCCGTCATGCCTGCGCCGGTTGTTTCCGCCACGGCCGAAATTCTTGACCCTGTTGCGGCCACTGTTGCCGCAGCCCTGCCGGCACCTGTTGCCAGTGTGACGGCTGAGACGCTTGAGCCCGTGGAATGCACGGTTTACGCCATGCTGCCCGCGCCGCTGGTTACCTGCACCATAGAATTTGATGAGCCGGACGAAGTGCAGGTGATTATTGCAGCCGGTCTGCCCGCGCCGTTGGTCGGCATTGTTGCCGAGGTGCTTGAGCCATTAGAGGTCACCGTTGCCGCAGCCCTGCCCGCACCTGTTGCGAGTGCCACGGCAGACGTGCTTGAGCCGCTAACGGCGTCTGTGGCTGCCGGGCTGCCCTCGCCGGTTGCATCCGTCTCGGGCGAAATTCTTGAGCCGCTGGAATGCACCGTTGCCGCCATGCTGCCTGCACCACAGGCGCAGGTTGTTGCAGGGGCGGAGGTGGTGCCTGTTCCCCCCATAGTTGCCCAATACATTGCCGATTGGCGCGCGGCACTGAACCCCGCAACCGGCGGACCGGGCGAGTCAGTTTCCATCACTCCCGTGGGTGGCACACAGTTTACCGTGCCGCTGGCCATGGTCAGCCGCAAGGGCATGGTTGCCCCTGCGGAGCTGCCCCGCGAATACGCAGGCCGTGCCGGAAGCTGGGTTGTTGTGCGCCTGCTGATGGATGATCTGCCCAAGGAAAACGGTGTGCCTGACGTTCCGCCCACAGACAGCCTGATCATGGTTGACGGTCGCGGACACTTTATCCGCTGCATTCAGCCCCTAGGCCCGCAAGGGTGCGGCGTGCGGCTGTATGCGGTGGGTGACCAGTGGGGGAGGCGGTAATGGCTAAAGAAATTGTCTACCTCGCCTATACGCGCAAGGGCGTTTTAAAATACCGCCCATACAAATTCTATGGCGATGAAAGCATCCTCGACGTTTCCATGGAAGATAACGTGGGGGCGTTTCTCGGTGCGGTTGGCAAGCAGATGCCGCAGCAGGTTTCCAAGGCGCTTTCGTCTATTGGCTGGCATCTCCATAAGCAGATGAAGCAGGCCATAAAAGATGGCGGCCCCCTTGGAGAACACTGGCCGGAGCTATCGGGCGTGACAAAGCGCTCGCGTGTTGCCGGTGGGTTTGAGCTTTTTTACCGCAAGGCGGCACATCACACCTTCTACGGCGCGCTTGCCAGAACCATTGGCTACTACAGGCCGGAACTCCCTGCACTGAAGGTTTCCGTAGGTTGGCTGTCGCTTGCTGCGGCCAAGCGCGGCGAGCAGCTGCAGCGCGGATTCACCACGAAGCCCACCCGTAAACAGCGCTGGCTGTTCACTGCTTCTGCAAGATGGGACAAGCGCCGCGAGTTTCTGCGTTCCGGCAGCATCTTCCCCATGAAGAAAGACAGCATAACAGTGCCTGGTCGTAACCTTGTGGCCCCTGTCTATGCGCGGCAGCAGCAGAACATACTGCCAATCATGGAAAGGAAGCTGAAGCTGTATATGCGCAAGCAGGAAGGGTGGTTCCAGATGACCAGAAGTAACGCGAAAACAGCACTGAAAAGCTATGCCGAGGCACATTCATGAGCTCATTCATTATGACCAGCCTGACCAAGATTGCCCGCGCATGGGCCGCCGCGCTGACCACGGATGCCGACCTTGCCGCATGGTGCCAGCAGGAATGCGGAAAAGCCCCTGCCGTGTTCATGGCAACAGCAAATTCGCAGGACTGCGAATGGGGCCGCCAAGATGCCCCCTATATCGCCATATTGCCGCCCAGCTCTCGCACGGGTGCGGAAGTGGATGTGCATGAATATGAGTTTTTTCTGCACCTCGGGCTGGTGATGACCGGCTATGTGGAAGGCGTTGCATGGAAGGAGCCCAAAGGATTCGGCGCGCTGGAACAGAGTTTTGCCACCCTTGTTCTGGAAGCGCTGGCAACCACGGACTATGCGCCCGATGAGATTGAGGCGGAGACGTTCCCCGCGCAGGCGAATTTTTTTGAAATGGTCATGGCGATCACGGTCCGCGTGCCGTTCACGATAAGCGGCCCTGAAGGGACCATCGGATAACAACAACAGGAGGCCAACATGACACAGGCACGCGGTTATAAAGCAAAGATCCAGATCGACTTTGAAAGCGAATTCGGTGTTGCGCCCGGCAGCCCCAACGGGCGGCTTGTTCCCATCAACAAGGCGGACGGCGGCGCAACCCGCAACCTGAACACAGCGGAAACCATTTCCGGCACCCGCAACCCTGTTAAGCCCTTTGCGGGCAACACGGCCATGTCGCGCAATCTGACCGTGCCGCTGGATGTGCGCAACACCGGGCTGTGGCTCATGGGTGTTTTCGGTGAGCCTGTGACCACCGGCACCGGCCCCTATGTGCACACGTTCAAGGTGGGCGACAGTCAGCCCAGCATGATTGCAGAAATCGCCTTTCCTGATGTGGGCATGTATCTGCGCGGTTCCGGCTGCAAGGTCGGCAGCTTTGGCATTACCGTGGGCGGCGACGGCGAGCAGGTGGCCACCATCGGCCTGACCGGCAAGAACGAATCCAAGGAAGCCGCGGCATACGATGCCACCCCCGCAGAATTCGCCTTTGACCGCTTTGAAGGCTTTCAGGCCGTGATCAAGGAAGGCGGTTCGCAGAAGTCCGGACGCTTCACCGAGTTTACGCTGAATCTCGACATGGGGCTGGACACGGACGGCTACACCATAGGCGATCAGGGAACGCTGGGCGACATTCCGGAAGGGCTTGTCGGCATCAGCGGCAGCGTTACCGCGCTGTTCAAGGATACCGCCCTGTTCGACAAGGCGGATGCCGGAACCGAAACCAGCCTTGAGCTGGTGTTCACCAACGGGGCGCACATTCTTTCCATCAAGCTGCCCGAGGCCATGTTCAGCAAGTCCGCCCCCGGCATTGAAGGCCCGCGCGGTGTGCGCGAAAGCTACGATTTTCAGGGCTATCTGGACGATTCCGCAGACGGCAGCGCCATTGTGGTGACCCTGACCAATGATGTTGCCAGCTACGCGCTGGTGTAACCCGTACCATTTTCCTGTGGAGGAGATTGCCATGATTGTGACGCTACCCGCCTGCGGTAAGGACGTTGAAGTGCAGAGCCTGAGCCGCGCCAATGCCAAGCGCGTCGGGCAGATAGACGGCAAGGTAAGTTCATTGCTCAACAGCGCCAAGGCTTCCGACACGGTCAAGGAAGATAAGGATGCGGCAGTGGAAGAAATGACTGCATTGCTCGACGAGAAAGAATCCTTGGTTGCCGAACTGTATCCTGAGTTCGACTTTGCCCAGTTGGGCAACCGTGACGTGATTACCCTTATTACTGTGACCATGGACTACTCCCTCAACGTGCCGGAGGAAGAGATAAAAAACTGGCTGCGGTCTGGGAATGGCGAAACGACCCGGACCGAATAAGCTACTGCGCAACCTGCAGGGCGGCGTCTGACGATGCGCCGCCCTGTTCCACCTGCGAGAACGTGACCGAGGCCCCCCAGCCATTGCCGTGCAACAGGCCGGTGCTGGCCCTGTGGGCCGAAGTGCAGCTTGATTGGCACTATGCCCCGAGCGCGCTGGTAACAGACAAGGGCGTGGTTATCCCCACAGCCCGCGCCACAGGGCTGAACTGGCAGGCGGTGGACTGGCGGGTGCAGTTTCTGGGCATTGAATGGACCATGGGCCTGTATCGCAAGTTGCAGCACCTTGAGCGGCTTGAACTGAACGCACAGAACAAAACGCGCTGATGTAATAACGGAGCACCTGATGGCCGGAACGGTAGCAACACGAATAGAGATTAACGCGCAGGACAATGCCAGCGCTGTTATCCGCCGTGCTGAACAGAGCATGGGCGGGCTTGCCGGTGCCGTGAGCCGGTTCGGCGGGGTGGCCGGTGCGGCATTGGGCGCTGCCGGTATCGGTGGGCTTGGCATGGGAATATCTCATGCCGTTGACCAGTTTGCCGCATTCGACAAGGGCCTTATCGGTGTGCGCAAGACCACGGGGCTTGCAGGCCGTGACCTTGGCGCGTTCGGTGAGCAGATCACCGACATGTCGCGCCGTATGCCGAACACGGCAGAAGAACTGCTCGCCATTGCGCAGTCTGCCGGGCAGCTCGGTGTAAGCGGGTCTGCCAACCTTCTCAAATTTTCAGAGACGGTTGCCAAGCTGGGTGACGCCTCGGACCTTTCCGGCGATGCCGCAGCAACAACGCTTGCCCGCCTGCTCACTGTAACCGGCGAAGATGTTGGCAATGTAGACGAGCTGGCATCGGTTATTGTGCGGCTGGGTAACAACATGGCTGCCACGGAAAGCGAAATTGCCAGCATGTCCACGGAGATTGCGCAGGCCACGGCATCGTTCAATGTATCGTCTGCCGAGGCGTCTGCCCTTGGCGCTGCCATGCGTGCCATGGGCATGCGGGCTGAAGCTTCCGGCTCTGCGGTTGGCCGCACCTTCCGCGTGATTGAAGATGCCGTGTTCTCCGGCGGCGAGAAAATGTCGCGGCTCAGCAAGCTGACCGGCATGGCCGCAGAGGATATTGCAACACAGTTCCGCGACAAGCCCGTGCAGGTGTTTCAGGCATTCGTTGAAGGGCTTGGCAAGGTTGTGGCATCCGGTGGGTCTGCTGCCAAGGTTCTCGGGCAGTTCGGCCTTTCGGGCGAAGAAGTGCTCAAGATTCTGCCCACCATGGCAGCCAACAGCGGCAAGCTGGCAACGGCCCTGCAGCTCATGGACAGTGAGCTGCAAAATGTATCTGCGCTGAACAGCGAAGCCGCGTCTGCTGCTGAAGCACATCAAAAGCAAATGCAGATACTGCAAAACCGTCTTGATGCTGTATCTGAGACAATTGGCTCGCGGCTCGCTCCCGCAATGGAGAGAAGCAAAGGTGTCTTTGTGGGTATGCTTGAAGCTCTTGACGGAGTTGCTGAAAGAGCGACGAAAACAAATTCTGTGCTGCAAGAAATGGTGTCTCGCGGTGTTCAGCTAAGAAATATAAGTGATGCTGATGCAAGAAATCTTATTTTGCAAGGTGTTGAAAACGAATACACGATACAAGCGCAAATTAATAATCTTATTGAGCAGAGGAACAAAGCTTTATTCCCAAGCACGAAAGCAAAATTAGATGAGCAACTGACTGCCTTGCGAGAACAGTATGAACTGCTCAAGGCAAAAAATGAAATGTCTCGGCTTGGAGTCAACTACACCCCTGCGCCTTCTTCTGCTGCGTCTGCAAGCGGAACAACGGTTGACCCCATTGTAGACGATACCGCAGCCAAGAAGGCCGCCACCGCGCTGAAGAGCGTGAACGACGAAATTGCCAAGCTGACCATGAGCGACCTTGCCTATAGCAAGCACCAGCTCGGCACACAGGTGCAGGAATATGCCGATGCCCTTGGCGCGGCCCACCCCGCCCTTGTGCGCTACAACCAGCTTGCGTCTGAGCGGCTTGATCTTGAGGCCAGCATTGCCGGTTACACCCAGCACAACCAGTTCCCCGATTTTTCTGCCCGCGACAGCAAGCTGGACGAAGCCTTTGCCCGCGCCCGCACCAGCAAGCGCGAAGAGGATCTGCATCTGCAGACCGAGTTTGCCGAGAAGCACCGCGAAATAGTGCTGGGCGAAACCGAATTCAAGCTGCAGCAGATTGAGGCGCAGGCCGATGCCTACCGCCGTGCCGGTGCTGATTCTGTGGCCGTTGAACAATGGGCGTCGGAAGAACGCCTGCGGCTGTCGCGCGATTGGGCAGACGGTGCCGTGCGTGCGCTGCGTGAATATAACGACGAGGCCACCAACGCGGCGCGGAACGTGGAAAACGCCATTACCAGCGCGGCAGGCAGTATTGAGGATGCGCTTGTAAACGCCTTTACCACCGGCAAGTTCGAGGCGCGGGATATGGTCAACTCCATTATCGCAGACATGGCCCGCATA